GTGCGGGTGCGGGTGCGGGTGCGGGTGCGGGTGCGGGTGCGGGTGCGGGTGCGGGTGCGGGTGCGGGTGCGGGTGCGCTCATCAATGCGCGTAACTCGGCTTTTACATTCTCAACGAGCAATGGATCAACCCCTCGAGCAAGTTTCCATGCGCCGCTCGCTATTTTGGTTTTTGTAGAAGCATGAATTCTTGAATCCCAAGGCAACCCTTCATTATCTAGCGGCACAGGGGAGTTTGTTTGAGGTGCAGCAATCCCCACCCCGGAGGCGTTTGTGACTGCATTCAGTCCAGGGACGTTCGTATTCGTGTCGCTTCCAGTAATCTCGGGGGCAGTCTTTAACAGATCGACACCCGCAGAGCATGGGGCAGCGGTCGCCCCTACCGGCAAAGGGGGTGGGTTTGGGTCGAATGGGTTAACATCAACATAGCCGGGGGCATCTCGCAATACACGACCTATTTCTTGACCTGGCGGTGAGGTTATATCCACCGTTTGTTCAGTGGCCAGTTTGGCATGTTCTTCCAATTCGGATAGTTTAGCGTGTTCAGTGGTAATGCCGATTACTATGGGGTAGTTTAATAGAAAATCAGCCATATAGCTACGTTCAGTTTCCGTAAGTGTCGCGGGATTACATTTAATTTCTAACATTTTTATTTCCTTTTTAAGTTGACTAGGGTTTAATTATCTATAATAATAACGGTTCCGTCAATAGGAGATTTTAAATAATGCGACGAGTTTATAAAGAACCGAATGTATTCGATGCATCACAAGATCGGATTAAATTCATTTTCGATAATTTTGAAAGAATTTACCTATCATTTTCGGGCGGCAAAGACAGCGGAGTTATGCTCAACCTTGTGATCGATTATATGCGAAAGCATGGGATCACAGAGAAGATAGGATTGATGATCCTCGATAACGAGGCTAATTACGAGCAATCACTAACTTTCATGCATTCGATATTACAGAAAAATAAAGATTTGCTTGATATTTATTGGTGTTGCTTGCCTATAACATTACCCTGCACGATTAGCAGTTACGCTTTTGAGTGGCAATGCTGGGGCGAACGCGACAAAGAACGTTGGATAAGACCTTTACCCAAAGAAGATTATATCGTTCACATTAATAACCATAAATTCGATTTCTTTCATGAAGACATGCAATACGATGAATTTTGGGATAAGTTTGGTGATTGGTATGCTCAGGGCAAAACGTGCGCGTGTTTAATCGGGATTCGAACGGCAGAGAGTTTAAATCGATATCGCGCAATCATGAATGAAGAAAAAGTGTCCTTGCTTGGGCAACGCTGGACAAAGAAGAATACTGATTTTGTCTACAATTGTTACCCAATTTATGATTGGCGAACTGAAGATATCTGGACTGCTACAGCTAAATTTGATTGGGAATATAACACGCTCTACGATATTTTTTATAAAGCCGGGGTGCCGGTTCACAAGATGCGCGTCGCGTCCCCATTTATGAGTGAATCTAAATCCAGCCTAGGGTTATATCGTGTGATCGACCCTCATACTTGGGCTAGGCTTTGCGCTCGGGTACAAGGTGCCAATTTCATCGCAACCTATGGAAAGCAACTTAATTACCGAAGTATGAAACTCCCACCAGGACATACTTGGAAGAGTTTCGTCAAATTTTTATTGGCTACTTTACCGAAAGAAGTTTCCGAAAATTTTAGGATGCGTTTTGCTCAATCAATAAAATACTGGGCGCGGGTGGGGCAAACAGTATCGGACAAAACGCTCGAAGAACTAGAAGCCTCACAAATTAGGATTCACACAAACGGTCTTAGCCCGCACGGTCGCAAAGATAAGTTACGTGTGCGAATACCATTCTATCCAGATCATACCGATTTCTTGAGTTGTCACAATAGCGATGTTGCAAGCTGGAAACGTTTCGCGCTGACCATACTTAAAAACGATCATACCTGCAAATATATGGGGTTTGCCCCTACCAAAGAGCAGGCTGTACGTCAACGTCAAATAATGGAGAAATATAAAAAATTATGAAAGTCTTAAATTTAGATGATGTACCTAAAGTTCACTGCCCTGATGGAGGTTTTATAAGTTCTAGATATCTTGTGGAATCCGATGGTATGGGGTTCTCCGTAACCAGAACCTTTATTCCGGCAGGTAACCCGCATATCTGGCATTACAAAAATCACTTAGAAGCGTGTTTTTGTGTAGAAGGCGAAGGGGTACTGGGTGATATGACCACGGCTGAAGAATACGTGATTCGCCCCGGTACCCTTTATGCCTTAGATAAGCACGACAAACATATATTTATGGCACTCAAAGATACCGTGCTTATTTGTGTATTCAACCCACCACTTAAAGGGGACGAGTTACATGATGCAGAAAGATCGTATCCAATAGCATGGAAAAGTCCTGTTTATGGGGTGATCGGGGTACCAATTGAGAAAGTAAAAGCGAACGACTACAACCCCAATTCAGTAGCTCCGCCAGAAATGGAATTGCTCGAAACTTCGATATGGGAGGATGGGTACACTCAGCCGGTTGTTACTGTATACGACAAAGAAACCGACACTTATATTGTGGTTGATGGCTTTCATAGATATCTAACTTTAAAAAATAGCAAACGTATTTATGAACGTGAGAAAGGAATCTTACCGGTTGTTGTATTAGATAAAGCCATCTCAGACCGTATGGCGTCGACTATTCGCCACAATCGCGCGCGCGGTTCCCATAATATTGAACTGATGAGTACTATCGTTTCGGAACTTGTCGAAATGGGTAAAGGCGATGCTTGGATTTGTAAGCATATCGGGATGTCTGCGGATGAACTTTTGAGATTAAAACAAATAACAGGGGTCGCCGCATTATTCGCAAATAGAGATTTCTCAGATAGTTGGGAAGCAGAAGAGGGTTATGAAGAAGATTAAACAAATATACCATCCGTATTGGGACTGGGAGTGCTTCCACGCAGGGATGTATTCCACAAAATGCGAGATTGATATGGAAATTGGGCGGAAGATGTACCGAGAGTTTCTATCGGATATTGCAAAATTTACTTTAGCTATGTATCGCGTAACTTTATTGTGGCCAATATCTTGCGAGCAATTCTTAACGAACCCGAACATAAATAGAATTGCATGGCTTGGGCAATCATCAATGTGCATCGAAACCGGCTTACCTAGAAAATATAAATCCGGATTTATGCTATTAACGGATAATCAGCAAAATATGGCGAATTACGCAGCTGAGCAAATACTCACAGAATGGATAGATTATGCAACGAGTTGATGAATATATAAGCGTATGGGAAGCAAAGGGGTATCCCAACGGTATCCCTGACGAAGCCCCTGAAGAACTCGAAGCCTTAGGGTTGGTACCCTCATACCGGCTCATAGCCAAGACTCTATTAAATAATGATTTACAATTATTAAGTTTAGGGTTTGCCCCAAAGAAATCCATTTATTACAACATACTCAAAAAGATAGAATTAAAAAATGGATCTTAGGGGTTACCAACATAAGCTCCATGACGAAATATACGAAGCATGGCGTGCTGGGTATCGTAATGTATTAGGGGTATTGCCTACTGGAGGGGGTAAAACTGTAACTTTCGCCCACATAGTACGAGAAGAACCTGGTCATTCAGTAGTGCTAGCGCATCGTGCCGAATTGGTTGCTCAGATGTCATTGGCATTAGCACGAGAGAAAGTACGTCATCGCGTGATAGGCCCGCCCTCACTGGCAAGGTTGTGTGTTAACGTGCATATAGCCGAACTGGCAGTATCTTATATAAACCCAAATGCTAAGACTGCCGTGGGTAGTGTGCAAAGTATTGCGACTTACAAAGATACGGCGTGGTTCGATCAAATTGGGTTATGGGTACACGATGAAGCGCATCACTTGCTAAAAGAGGGCTTATTCGGAAGGGCTGTTGCTAAATTCAAAAACGCAAGGGGTTTGGGTGTCACCGCAACCCCAGGGCGTGCAGATGGTATGGGATTGGGGCGACATGCTGATGGTGTATTTGATGTTTTAGTTTTAGGCCCAACCCCTCGGGATTTAATCAATCAAGGGTATCTATCACATTATAAGATTTTTGCACCGCCTTCTACTTTAGATTTAACTGGCGTACATCTAACCCCGAGCGGGGATTTCAGCAAACCTGAACTAAAAACAGCCACCCAAAAATCAACAGTTTTGGGGGACACCGCTACTCACTATGCCAAGCATGCGTTTGGTCAATCCGGATTGACATTTGCAGATTGTATTGAGAATGCTATCGACATTGCTATGCGATACAAGGGGATTGGGGTATCTGCCGAAGTACTCACAGGTAAAACCCCTGATTCGCTACGATCTGATGTAATAAATAGATTCAAGGTTGGGAGACTTAACCAGATTGTTTCGGTGGCCTTGATCGATGAAGGTTTCGACTGCCCGGGGGTGATGGTAGTGAGCGACGCCGCCGCTACACAATCGTTCAATCGATTCGCGCAACGATTCGGACGAGGGTTACGAGTGATGGAAAATAAATCCCATATGACTTACTTTGATCATGTCGGGAACACTCTACGCCACGGATTACCCGATGCTCCTCGCTATTGGTCACTTGATAGGGTAACCAAACGGCCAAAAGGCTCGCTTAACGAGGTGCCCCTGCGAACCTGTACCAATCCAAACGAGGAATGCTATCAACCATACCCTCGTACCAACAAATGCTGCCCGCATTGTGGATATTATCCCGAACCTGCCAGTCGTAGCAGCCCGGAATATGTTGACGGTGACTTAACTGAATTAGATGAGGCTACTCTACGCAAAATGCGCGGGGAAATTGAAAGAATTAATGCCCCCGCGATAGTACCTAAAAATTTAGACCATATTGCTCAGTTGGGCATTCGCAAGCGTCATTGGGAGCGGCAAGGGGCACATGCCACTTTACGAAATGCACTAGCATGGTGGGGTGGTTTGATGCATTCCCAGGGCAATAATGAGAGTACCGGGTTTCGGATATTTAATTTTAAGTTTGGAATCGATATCGGAACCGCGCAAACCCTACCGGCACGCGAAGCTTTGGAATTGGTTGATAGAATAAATATTGAACTTTTAAAAAATGGTATTGACGGAACCGTTAACGCTGAGTTATATTTGAGTACATTATGAGACCTATGTCAAATCCCGATTGGTTCAAAAAGCTACCAGATAACGCACAAGTTAAATCTTCCGAGGTTGTGCGATTATTTGGATATTCTGCCAATACTAATGTGAGTGTATTGCTCAAACACGGCTCAGTTCCGAAACCTACTCACAATTGTAGCGGGTTCTCGAGAAATAAGAATTTCGGATGGAATGTTAAATATTTAAGAGGATTTTTACCAAAATGATAACCCTCAATCAATGGGCAATCCGCCATGGCATAACTGCTCAAGCGCTTTACGAGTTGGAAGCAATATTCACCGGTCATATCCCCGCTATAGCTGTCAAAACTGAGCAAAATGAAGCGACGGTCCAGTCTCTTGTGAGATTGGAAGCTTCTCGTAAAGGGTGCCGGTTATGGCGCAATAATGTGGGTGTATTGCAAGATGTCAATGGGCGTCCGGTACGATATGGTCTGGCGAACGATTCCAAGCAGCTTAACGAAACTTTAAAAAGTGCCGATTTGATCGGGTGGCGTCGAGTAATGATTGGCCCGCAGCATGTAGGCTCGGTGATTGCTCAGTTTGTTTCGAGAGAGTGCAAAGCCCCAAATTGGCGATATTCTGGAGATAAACGTGAAGTGGCCCAATTGAATTGGATTAAGTTAGTAACAGCAGATGGTGGGGATGCTGCTTTCTGTAATGGAGAGGGAACTTTATGAACACTAAAGGCCTATATTTGAAATATGCTCAAATTATTAAAATGTGTGAAGGTAGTAAAGTAGACCCCTGGGAATGTGTACATATCAAAAAATATCCTGAAAATTCAGAATACATAAAATTAGAAAATCATCCAGATTTTAGGATTCTTGGTAGATTGTACGTATTCGCAGTAGGGATAGTCGAACAGAAGCCCGTATTTGTGGGTGATAGTTTATATTTCCCGAATGGCGCATTTTGCACAATTTGCGAGGATGAACTCCCCCAAACAATATCGGTATTGTCTTGGCAACCACCAAAGGCCCAATTACCCCCTCCTCAAAAAGATTGGTCTCCATTTAATTTAGATTTGAACACATGGCGACCTGATGGGAGATTGTCGGGAATGCGCTATTATTTTAAATCCGAAGCCGATGTCATTAAGGCTACAGAAATGATTCGCAATATGTTACAGGACGCTATGAAATGAGCAGAAAAGCGGTACTAACCGACGACCATCGAGCGACGATTCGAGATGTAGCATATACACTCGCAAAACACCCGAACGCATCTGAAATATTAACTCAAGAAATGATTGCAGAAACTTCAGGATTCAGCCTCAGTTCAGTGCGTAAAGTTTTGGGTAGCATTAATAATTTTAGAAAACTTCACAACCTCCCGTCCCTTGGGGAGCAGGCTACCGAAACTCGCCGGGAAGTTATACTCAATGCCGCATTAATTGTGGCTCGTAGGCCAGGGGGATGGTCCAAGTTAACCCGAGAATCGGTGGCTATCGAAGCCCGATGCACAGATGGATTGGTTTCGAGATATTTCGGAACTATGGTCGATTTCCGCAGAACAATAATGCGGGCGGCCATTGCTCAAAAAGATTTGAAGATTATCGGTCAGGCCCTTGCTTGTGAATATTCTCATGCGTATAAGGCCGATCCAGAATTACGCAAGCAAGCTTTAATTAGCCTATCGATATGATGCACCTACCGGAAGCGCTCAAACCGCTAGCGGCATACAAGCAATTTACAGTTTATAAACTAATCCCCCGTCCCGATGGGCGAACTGACAAGCTTCCCTGTGATTTTCGGACTGGAAAGGCCTGTTCATGGACTGACCCCGCATATTGGACTAATTCCGAAACTGCAATTCGCGCAGCCTTAAATTTTGGTGAAAATTACGGCGTTGGGTTTGTACTCACAGAATCCGATCCGTTCTTCTTACTTGATGCAGATCATTGCTTGGTTGCAGGTAACTGGTCTGCTACCGCATTATGGGCAGCCCAATGCTTTCCAGGTATTGCCATCGAAATTTCGCAAAGTGGAGAGGGGTGGCATTTAATTGGTTCCGGCCGGCCACCGGTACATGGTTGCCGATGCGACTCGCTAGGGTTGGAGTTTTATCATAAAGACCGGCATATTGCGCTTACCGGCAATAGTGCGGTTGGTAACGCTGGTATTGATTTTACAGATACCCTTACCACTTTCTTACCGCAATACTTCCCGCCGATTGAGAAAGGCTCGGATGGTGGGTGGACTGAGGAGCCTCGCGAAGATTGGAACGGCCCGGAAGACGATGAAATTTTAATACAACGCGCATTACGCAGCCGCTCACCTTCGTCAGTGTTTGGCAACAAAGCGAGTTTTGCTGACTTGTGGACTTGCAACGTGGAAGTGTTAGCCGAGTGCTATCCTCCTGAAAACAATTATAGTAGCTTTGGGCAAAGTAAGGCTGACATGGCCTTGGCTCAGCACCTAGCATTTTGGACTGGTAATAATTGCGAACGAATTGAGCGTTTGATGGAACGTTCGGGGCTATTGCGTGACAAATTCGACAGGAAGGATGGTCAATACGGTACATATCTGAGACGAACCATTCAGAATGCAGTAGCACGCCAATTTGAGGTGTTGACTGACAAAGTCTTAGAACTACCTGCAGACACCGTAACAACACAAGCTGCTGGTGAACCGGCACGCGTCACAGTGGTGACCGGCAATACTTTCGTAAATGGCGAGAATCAGAGTGTCCTATTTGCAGGATGTGTTTATGTTCAAGATATTCATAAAATTCTAGTTCCTGGCGGGGATTTGCTCAAACCTGATCAATTTAAAGTAGCTTTCGGCGGGTATACCTTTACTCAGGATAATGCCAATATCAAAACTACTAAGGACGCATGGGAAGCATTTACTCAAAATCAATCATACCGACCACCAAAAGCCAAAAGTACCTGTTTCAAGCCAAATGAGCCGCCCGGAAAGCTGATAAATCAAGGAGGTTTGACTTATGTTAATAAGTTTTGGCCGGTTGAGATAAAGCGCTCTGTGGGTAATATCGAACCATTCCTGATACACATGAACAAGCTATTCCCGAACGAACGAGACCGGCTTATAGCATTATCGTTCATGTGTGCCATCGTACAATATCAAGGGCATAAGTTCGATTGGGCTGTGCTATTCCAAGGGTTACCGGGTAATGGCAAAACCATTCTCAGTTATTGTGTTCAAGAGGCTGTGGGTCATCGTTATACATTTTTCCCGCGCGCCGATCAGATAAGCGAGAAATTTAATTCTTGGCTATTTGATAATATTTTTATCGGTGTACACGATGTGTCGATACCAAGCCAGAAGCGGGAAATTTTTGAAATACTAAAACCGATGATTACCGACAAGCGCCAGTCAAATAGGGCCATGCAAGCCGAGGGAGTAATGGTTGATGTGGTTGCCAATTTTATTTTTAATTGCAATCCAAGCGACGGTCTGTTGAAAACAATGGACGATAGGCGCATTTGCCCTTTGTTCTGCGCACAGCAAAATGTAGGGGACAAAGAACGCGATGGTATGACTGGGGAATATTTCCCGAATCTCATCAAATGGCTTAAATCCGATGGTTACGCTATTGTATCTGAACTACTGCATACATGGCCAATACCCGACGAATTTAATCCCGCCAATGGTTGCACAGAAGCCCCTGTGACCACAAGTACAAAGCGGGCGATTGAGGCTAGTAGCGGGAGTATTGAACAGGAGGTTATGGAAGCATTACAACAAGGTCTGCCTGGATTCCGAGGGGGGTGGATATCATCGATCATGCTAGATAAGCTACTTGAGACTTTGGGTCTAGCGCGTCGTATCACGCGATTCAAACGTAAAGAAATGTTGCTATCTATGGGCTACATACCACACCCCGCTTTGCCAGACGGTAGGGTTAACAATGCGATATTGCCGGACAACGGAAAGCCTAGATTGTTTATTAAGATGGATGCCCCGGAAAGACATTTGACCGGGGCGGTGTTGGTCGCGAAAGCTTATGAAAATGCAAATATGGAAGCGTTTAGGGAACCTGTTTAGATTTGTCTTTTATTCCAACTTATTTAAACATCCCTCGCACGGCCCGATAGTTCTCACGTAAGTGCATTCAGGTCGCCTACATTTGAACAAATACCAGCAATCATATCTATGACTTAAATACTCATCATGGTACCCAAACCAACACAGTATTTTATTTCTCATCATTCCCCCAGATAAATTAAAAGCCGTCGCAAACTATAAACTTGCGACGGCTTTATATGATTCTAAATTATCTAATTAACTTGCAAGCACTGAACGGCTAGCAGTTGCCTGAATGATCCATAGTTTGGATCGGGATTTTTCATTGCCGGGGTTGTAGCATCAGCATCAGGTTGTTGAAGCTTTTCAGTTCGCATGTTATTAATACCTTGTTTGCATAGATCATATGTACCGAAACCGATTTTGATATTTTCGGTAAAGTTGAAAGTCGAGGAGGAAGAACTAACCCACAACCTCGAACCTTGCATTACATACAGGTCGGCAGCTTTTGCATACTCGCAAGCCATAAATGTAAAACAAATCATAATCATCATAAATAAATTTCGCATCTTAATTTCCTTTATATAAAGTTAATATTACTCATACCCTTCACAGGGTTTCGTAGCGTCGCAGCTACTCATCAGTGAGTTTAATTGGCATTCGCGTAATCAACCGCTTCATTAAGACTATCAAATGATTGAAGGGGTATTTTGTAAATATCGTCATCTTCAAATACGTGATTTTCAACCATAAATATCCCATCTTGTGATATTACAACGTTCTGATAGCTAACACCTTCAGATTGCTGCATTCCAGTTCTATATAGTTCCATTTTACTTAATCTCCGTTTGTTTAATTGATGTGTCAATTATAGGTGAATAATTTACCGTTGTCAAATGTTTTCCATGTCTATTTCTTGGCGAGATGATCCAATACCCTTTTTGATATTAGGGCGATATCCTTCGGACTGAAGTAAAGCTTTCCATGCCGAATGTGTGTGATTAATGTTTGCCCTATCGAGAATAAATAATCGGCAATTAAAAAGAGTATCGAATTGATTTTTTCTCAAACTATACCCACCAATTTCAGCGCACATTGTATCTAAATTAAACACTACGTCTTTAAAGAATTCAATCAAATCTAAATTATGAATTATACGCTTAGATGATATTACGATATTATCATCATATATAATATGAGGTCGGTATGCTTGATTAAACGTGAACGCCGATGACGCTCGCTTGGTTGTCTTACTATTACCCAAATCAAACACATCAAATGGGTAATCTCGATCAAATTGTGTGCGAGTTTTTCCCGAAATAGTATCTGTACTAAGATAGTATCGATCTGATTTAAATAACTCAATTTGACGATCTATAGTCACAAACATTTGGTATCTCCTACATCGAATTGGCGATCTGGTTGTTTGGGTAAATCAGGTTCTTTAAGTTTGGGAAGTGACAGGCTCATTAGCGTTTTTGATATATTTATAATTTCCTGAGCTTTGTCATGAGGTACTCTAACCTGTACATTCAATACATCAGAAGTCGCATCAAGTAATTTTGTCTTTTTAAAAGGGTATGGGTTTGATAGATCGGGATGATATTCAGTGCAATATCTATCCAATATAATTTTCAAAGCCGGTAAATCTTTACGAGTTACATTAAGCAAAACACTACAGGTTTTTAGGTCGAGTTCGGCTTTTAATAGTTTTACGTTTTTATAAAAATCTCGACTGTTCCCCGCAATGCACCCCATACAAGCTCCGGTCATAGTATATCGATCTGAAAAATGACCGTTTTTACAGGATCGCCCAGTATTATATTTTGGTAAAAATAATTTTATAGCTTCGCTTCGTTCCATTAGTAAACTCCTATATAAGATAACATGATAACATCTAATCTTATATATGTATAGTATAGTTAGATTACCCCGAACTTAAAAAGTACATCGGGGTAGCCTGAAAGCCTTATGGGTTATGGATATAAACGATTCGTTCAGAAATCTGTACATCACTTTCACTTCTTTACGGTAGTGCTGTTATATATGATTAGATTCTTATATATGCTGTTACCTATTAGCAATTCTAAAAAGTACGGGGTATACGGGGTAAAAGGGAGTTAAACGTAATAAACACGCCAATACCCCGAGGGGTGAAATTTTGATAAACTACGGGGTAAGTACGGGGTATCTGTTATTTGTGATAATATAGCGCTATGAACGATAAACAAAAACGATTTGTTATTGAATATTGCAGGGATGAGAACGGTACTCAGGCAGCAATTCGTGCAGGATATTCGGAAAAAACAGCAGGCGTTCAAGCTTGTGAGCTATTAAAGAAACTTAACATTCAAGAAGCTATCGCCGAAAGGCAAGACGAAATAGCCACCGCAGCATCGATCACTGTGGAAGCAGTACTCAAGCAGTGGTGGTCGATAGCCACCGCAGATCCTAACGAATTGATGCAGCTTAGGCGCGCAAATTGCCGCCATTGCTGGGGATTTGATCATAATTACCAATGGACTCGCGAAGAATATTCCAGGGCGATAGACCTTGCAACCACTAAGGGTAAAGAAATCCCCGACGGTATGGGTGGATTTGGCTTCCTTGTGAATAAAGAGCCAAACCCCGAGTGCCCGGAATGTGGGGGTAATGGGGCTGAGATGCTTTATTTCGCAGATACTCGAAAATTAAAAGGTAATGCGAAAAGATTGTATGCGGGAGTTCAGCGAACAAAAGATGGCTTAAAAATCCTTACTCGCGATCAGGATGGGGCATTACTTAACATTGCGCGCTATTTAGGTATGCTGGTAGAGAGAAAAGAAATAAGTGGACCAAACGGTTCCCCTGTGAATCTGTTGCACCATAAAGCGGAAGATTTAACTGACGATCAACTTGCGGCTTTGATTAAAACCGATGTTACGAGCGAGTGATGCTGCTGCTGAATTGTTGAAACGACGGGCGGCGCGCTCAAATCTTGCGGCTTATGTTAAATATACTTCGCCTGATTTTATAGAAAGTTATTTTAGTCGAAGATTATGCGATGCTTTGGATCAATTTGTACTTGATGTTCAAGCAGGCATTCGCCCAATTTTGAAAGTGCATGCGCCTCCACAGCACGGAAAGACTGAGCTAGTTTCCCGAAAATTTCCAGCTTATTTGATCGGCAGATTCAAAAAATTAAGAATATCCTCCGCTAGCTATTCTTCTACTTTTGCCGAATCAATAAGCTTGGACGTGCGGAGGTATCTGGCAGAGCCTTTGCATCACCGAATATTCCCCCTACCCGATGAGAGAGCTAAGTTTTCAGTTAACAGGAACGGGGAATTTACCTCCCCCTATGATATGCGGGGGAGCCATATCGCCGATGGTATTTTGGGAGGTTTTACGGGTCGACCGTCCGATATATTCATAATTGACGATCCGATCAAGAATTCGCAAGAAGCGCTCAGTCCAGTGACCAAAGAAACTCACTGGAACTGGTATCAATCGACTAGCAAGACTAGAATGTCGAAGAATTCCGGTCTTATTGTGATGGCCACCCGATGGGCGGAGGATGATTTAGGTGGGCGTATTGAGGCTCAGTTTGAAGGAAACTCCCGCATGACCGTGCTTAACTTTCCTGCAATCAATTCGATCGATGAGGTCGGTTATAATCCAAATCTACCCGAGGGGGCTTTGGTTCCAGGGCTACATCCGATAGAACAATTATCGGAGCTTAAAAGTGAATTGTCTGATTATTGGTGGAGTGCCATGTATCAACAGTCACCTAAGTCTATCGGGGGTAACGTATTCAAAGAGGATGGGATACGTTATTATTATCCTAAAGATTTACCGGTACGTTTTGATAAAATACTCGCAAGTTGGGACTGCACATTTAAGGATACCGATGGAACTGATTTTGTGGTTGGGCAGGTTTGGGGCAAACGTGGCGCCAATAGTTACTTACTGGACCAGGTACGAGCTAGAATGTCATTTACGAAAACAGTATCAGAAGTGGTTAACCTCAAGAATGATTGGCCCAAGGTTCGGGAAATACTGATTGAAGATAAAGCTAATGGGCCCGCTGTAATTGACACTTTACGCGCAAGTGTACCGGGAATAATCCCGATTGAACCGGATGGTAGCAAGCTTGCACGGGCGCATGCTGTCACTGCTTATTGGGAGGCTGGTAATATCTGGCTGCCTCATCCTGATATAAAACCTTGGACTAAGCTGCTAGTAAATGAATTGACAGCCTTTCCTGCTGCTGCGAATGATGATCAAGTTGACTCACTTACTCAAGCGTTGCGTCGCTTGTATCCTCTCGTTAATAAGATTAATATATCTCAATCAGTTATAGATAAGGCTATGGGGAAACGATGAGTAAGAATAAAGCACTATCGCAAGCGCTTTTTAAAGCTAAGAATTCCCCGGAAGAAATCAAACCTTACGCTTTCGACATCAAGCCTCCTGAACTCTTCAAGGGAGTTTTGCCGAAAGATGCGATTGCGATGGATGCAGCCATCGATTACCAATACTTGAACAACGCGTATTGTGGTATGGGTTTCCCAGGTTACGCGTATCTTGCACAGCTTGCGACACGTGCCGAATTCATGCGCCTTACCTTATCGCTAAGTAACGAGCTGACTCGCGGGGGTGTTGAGTTTACAAGCAAGCAGGATGATGACAATAATAATTCGGCAAAAATTAAAGCTATTGAAGCTGAATGGAAGCGCTTAAATGTCATGAGCGTAATGAGCCAGACTGCAATCAACGAATCATATTTTGGGCGTGGGCAGATTTATATTGATATTGATGGCGCGAAACCTGAGAAACCACTGATACTTAGCAAAAATACAATAAAGATCGGAAGCTTAAATCGAATCGGATCAATTGAGCCGATCTGGACTACTCCCAGTATGTACAATGCGAACGACCCCACAGCCGCGAATTTCTACCAACCTACCGAATGGTATTCGATGGGTAAGAAGATTCACGCAAGCCGCCTGCTTACTGTGATTACCAGACCGCTCCCTGATATTCTAAAACCTGCGTTTAATTTTAGCGGGATGAGTCTCTCACAGATGGCGGAGCCCTACGTTGACAACTGGTTACGCACCCGCCAGAGCGTTTCAGATTTAATCAATCAGTTCAGTACTACAGTTCTCGCCACTTCAATGGGGGATATTCTCGAAAGTGCTGAAAGTGACGATCCAGATAGCGGCAATAATTTGTTGGCTCGTGCCGATTTATTCACGGCCATGCGTAGTAACAAAGGGTTGATGCTTCTCGATAAAGAGCGTGAAGAATTGATGCAGATCAATACCCCGCTAAGTGGATTGGATGCGTTACAGGCTCAAGCTCAAGAACAAATGTGTAGTGTGTCGCGCATACCGGCCATAGTATTCACAGGTATAAGCCCAGGGGGATTGAATGCGAACAGCGAAGGGGAATTGAAGGTATTTTACGATTGGATCAAATCTCAGCAAGATGCGTATTGGCGCGAACCTTTGGGGGTAATACTCAAGCTTATACAATTGTCGCTTTTTGGGGAGATTGATGATGATATCGGTTTAAATTTTCTACCATTGCAACAAATGACTCCTTCTGAGAAAGCGGATATTCGGTTTAAAGATATGCAGACAGATACAGGATATATAAATGCCGGAGTATTGGCTGGGCAGGAAACACGAGTTAAATTGGCTCAAGATCCTGATAGTGGGTATGATTCGATTGATGCGACAATGGAAATTGTACCCCCCAATCCCGATCCTTATGGGGGTATCGATACGTTTGCTAAGGATAGTGATTTTAAAGAAAGCGAACACCCTCGTGATAAAGATGGTAAGTTTGAATCGGGGTCGGGAGGGGCTATATCTCCTGAAAAACGGAATAAAATTGCAAAGTCTGAAGCGTTATACCAGAAATATGGTGAAAAATCGGAAGGAGGTAGGGGTAAATTTAAAGAAGCCGCGAGGTCTGGTGAATTCGATCATTTAGCGGATGAATTTGACGAGATTCAATCGGAATTAGATAAAGCTCAGCAAATTAAGGAGGCTGACGCGAAGTCTGCAAAAGCAGAAAAGAGTAAACTTTGGCGGGATAAACATTTACCAAAGTTGTCTGATATAAAGAAAGCTAAAGAGGACGCCGATGCCTTAGAAAAACGTCGAAGGGTTGAGTCCGCTATCGAATATGAAAAAAGCTTAAAATTTCCAAAACAATATCTAAAAGTACCTTATTCCGATAAAGATTTGGCAAAATCAGCAGGGGGTAGGTGGGATCCCGATTCCAAACTATGGTATTACCAAGGTGAAAGTTTACCAGATTCACTGCATCGTTATATAAATACCGCTAATTCAGGTTCTAAAGTTGAATCTTCGAACGTTGGCCTATCAAATACTTTACCCAAAACCGGGAATGTCAGTGCAGATGACCCAAGTATGTATGGGGAATGGCTGCTGGGATATGAAGGTGAGCCTTGGTCTAGGGTTCGGCTGTTTGCTCCAGAAAATTCAGGTTTTGCTAAGGACGAATGGTTATCTGATGAGCAACAACATTATTTGAATACCTTTTATGCCAAAAACTCTTAGACCCGTACATGCGAATGCCGGCGTAGAAGCCGCCTATCGCAATAAACTAAAAGGTTTAATCGATACTATTGCGAATAGTGTTGAATATGGGTTAAAGGCAGCATATCGGAAGAATCCTCCGAAGCTTGTGACAGATGCTTCTCCGGTCAAAACTATTCAGTTAGAATTAGACGATCTGGCCATTTATTGGATTGATAGATTCGAAAAGACAGCCCCAGGAATTGCTGAAGCTTATGTAAACAGTGTATTTGACGCATCAGATCGAAGCTTCCAACAAGTTCTGAAAGATGGTGGCTGGATCGTACCTTTCAAAATGACAAGACGGGTTCGAACCGCCTTTCGAGCATCGCTGGCTGAGAACGTATGGTTAATAAAATCAATTCCAGTGCAATATTTGCAACAAGTTGAGGGTATTGTAATGCGCTCGTATAGTAACGGGCGTGATTTACAAACTATGGTTGCTGAGATTAAAGAGCTGTACCCTGCGGCAGCTAACCGGGCGGTTTTGATAGCCCGGGATCAATCAAATAAAGCGAACGCCGCGGCCAATCGAGCGAGACAATTGGATTTAGGAATTACTCGCGCAAAGTGGATGCATAGTCATGGTGGTAAAGAGCCGCGCAAAGATCACTTGGCAGCGGACGGAAAAGAGTATAACATCGAGAAAGGTTGTCTTATATCGGGAGACTATATACAGCCTGGTGAAAAGATAAATTGTCGCTGTACTAGCAGGTCGATCTTACCGATATGAATATTTTGAAACTTGCCTTAGATAAAAGCGCTCGCAGAATTGATGCTGACGGGCGGCTTCATATTGATATGTCGCACATATCTAAGGCAAATATCTGCCCATACTACGGTTCTGAAATCCCTGGGTATGCTGAGCTAGGCTTAGATGCTGGTAAAGTTTATCGCTTGTTACGCGACCCTGTAGAATTAGAGCGCGCTGCCCACACCTTCGAGCGCTTGCCGATTCTAAGCGAGCACGTTCCCATCACTGTGGACTTGATGGCCGAAGATGAGAACCTCAAAAAACTCGTAATCGGCTCAATCGGTTCGGATGTCTCGTTCAATTCCCCATATCTCAATGCTGACTTATGTATTTGGGACAAAGATTCGATTGCCGGTATAGACACCGAGCAAATCAAAGAATTATCTTGTGCTTATCGTTATGTACCCGTTATGGAACCTGGGCAGTTTGACGGGCAAGCTTACGACGGGCGCATGACTCAATTGCAAGGTAATCACTTAGCGCTTGTAGAAGTCGGCAGGGCGGGAAGTGATGTAGTTGTTGCTGACAAAAACCCTTTTACATTTAAGGAATCCGCTATGAAAATGACAAAATTTGGCAAAGCCATTTTTGCGGCATTATGCGCGGCGTCTCCGGTGCTTGCAGCGGATTCCGCTGTACCAGCACTGTTGATGTCAGCCACCCGCAAGAATATAAACTTGCCAGAAGTGAAGGCTAAACTTCTCGCTTTGGATGCGAATCTCGATCCTGAGAAGCTTAATAACATGCTCGATACGATGGTCGATGCTCAGGATGACCCGAAGCCTACCATGATCCCTCCTGCAAATGAGCCGAACGCATCGCCTTTGGATAGTGCGAAAGCATTGTTAACAGGCAAGGTTGACGATGATACGCTTAGTAAGGTTCTTGCATTATTTACCCCACCCGCTGCTTTGGATGAGGAAGATGACAAGATGACCAAAGAGGAAGTCAAGGGTGCGATGGACAGCTTGCGTAAGGAATTACTCGCAGCAGAACAGGCGCGCCGGGAAGTCGAACCTCTTGTGGGTTTGGTGATCGGTCTGGATTCCGCAGCCGCCGTTTACGCTTTTGCTCTTGATCACATGAAGGTTGAGCATAAAGACATCACGGATGTAAACGCATTGCGTGCTATTTACAAGGTAGCATCCGCGAATAGGCTTCCTGATGCTATCACGCCGATAGTCGCTTCGGATTCGGCTGATGTTCTTGCAATGTTCCCGGCTTTATCACGTTTCAAAAGGGGTTAATCATGAGTTTTCAAACTTCTGTAAAATTACAACCCGCACCGGCCGTAGAAGGGGATTTCGCTTCAACAAATCCTCGTTCCTGCGTGCTTGCGGGTGATGGTCAAATTGTCGCGGGTGTTGGTGGGGTTACTGTAGGTAAGTTTGCTTGGTTAGATGCTGCTGGTAATAAAGCTTACCGCTACGGGCAAATTGGTCAAACTCCTAATGGTTTTGTTGCTCGTACCAATCAAGCGCTAATTACCACATATCTGGCAGAAGCCGGGGTAGTTATACCGGCAGGATTTCCAGTTACGATGTTCAATGCTGGTGATTTTTGGGCTAAGGTAACGGGATCGACAGGTGCGACAATTGGCGCAGCAGTTTACGCCACATATGCCGATGGGTCGATTACAATTGGCGCGGCTGCGACAGGTGCTGTGGTTACTGGCTTAATTGGATCCACTATGACGGCGGCAATCGGCTGTACTTGTACCGCTACCGCTTCCGGTACTGCTCTAACCACCTCTTCACAAACTGGCTATTTAAGTGTTGGTGATGTTATCAGCGGTACAGGTATTCCTGCAGGTACTACGATTGTTGCTCAGGTATCAGGTACTGCGGGCGCGGCCGGGGTGTACACTACCAGCGTCGCTACAACGGCATCCGCTGCAACAGTAACCTCGTTTGGCACAACGATAAACGTTACCGCTATTACCGGTTATTTAAGTGTTGGTGATACATTATCGACAGGTGGCGTGGTTACCGCTCAAGTATCGGGCACCGCAGGAAGCACTGGTCGCTACACTTTCAGTATTCCAGCAACGGCGTACACCGCATCAGGTACAGTAACTGCATATGGTCAAGTAATGAACGTCACTGCGATTACTTCCGGTACGCTGGCAATCGGCGACCCGGTAAGCGGTACAGGTGTACCGTCGGGTGCATTGATCACATCACAAATCAGCGGAACTGTAGGGGGTATTGGGTTGTACAACCTAAGCGCGCCCGCTACAGCTTACGCGGCAAGTACAACTATCACAGCGACGGCAGGGGTGCTGACTGGATTTAAGTCAATGTCTGTGGCTGCGGTGGGTGAACTGTGCAAAATTTCAAGCAGAGGACTGGCATAATGAATCAATCTCTTAGAATTCTGCAATCTAAAATCGGATTGCATATCATGGGTGCCGGTAATCTGGATTTTCAGAAACCGGAAGTAGTTTATGATTTTAACATTGCCAAAGATGCTCAACCTGCATTAGTTACCACAAGTAACTCGGGTATCCCGGCATTTCTGAGTACTTTCGTTGATCCAAAACTCATTGAAGTTCTGGTATCGCCGATGAAAGCTGTCGAAGTACTTGGGGGTAATGAGGTTAAAAAAGGGGATTGGATTACCGATACGGCGATGTTTACTGTGATTGAGAATACTGGCGAAGTATCAGTATATGGCGATTACAACGAAAATGGCCGTGCTGGTATTAACTCTAATTTCCCACAACGTCAAGCTTTGCATTATCAGTTGATGACGCAATGGGGCGAGCGAGAATTGGAGCGCGAAGGTCTGGCTAGAATTGATTACGCCAATCGTTTGAATATCGCGTCAGTTTTGATTTTGAACAAATTTCAAAACAAGTCTTATTTTTTTGGCATTTCAGGATTGCAAAATTATGGATTGCTGAACGATCCGTCATTAAGTGCCGCGATTCTACCCAATACCAAAACGGCAGGAGGTACGACGTGGGCAGTGGCTACTGTAGCGGAGGTGCTGAACGATATCACCAAGCTATATAAGCAATTGCAAACTCAGATGAATGGTTTGGTCGATATGAGTTCGCCGATGACCTTGGCCATGTCACCATTGGCACAAGCTAATTTCGCCAAAACGACTGACTTTAATGTTAACGTACCGGCTCAAATTAAGCTTAACTATCCGAATCTGAAAATTGTAACCGCTCCAGAGTATTCGACAGCTTCGGGCGAATTGGTGCAAATGCTGGTGGATTCGGTCGATGGGCAGATTACAGCGGAATGCGCTTTTACTGAAAAGTTACGCGCTCATCCGATTATTGTACGGTCGTCAAGCTTCAAACAGAAGAAATCACAAGGCACTTGGGGTACTATAATTTATAGACCCGTCGGTATTGCCCAAATGCTTGGTGTATAGTAAACAACCCGCAGTTCGTAAGGGCTGCGGTCAAAAAATCAAATAAAGTGGAGACTTTTAAATGAAATATGAATTGAACGCCAAAGTTATAATAGAAATCAGCAATTCGACTGGGGTAGTCATAGGTAGAGCGGAATATCTTAGCGGTGAGCCTTCTTATCTAATTCGTCACATGTCTAAAACCGGGAATGCCCTAGAAGAATGGTGGACTGAGGGTGCTTTAATTGCTGCATCACAGGAGATGATTTAAATGAAATTAAAAATATGCAGTAAATTACCGCACGGACTAATTCTCGAAAATCCATTGAAACCGGGCGATACTGTCGAAGTTAGTGGCTTGAACTCAGTATCCTCAATGGGCGTGCAGTTGCAACCTTTCGCAGTTACTGAGATTGAAGAAGATTTATGGAAGGCATGGTGTGCAGTCCATAAAGATTTTCCAGCGCTGGTATCCGGTGCCCTATTTGTGGCTAAAAATGAGAATAACGCTAAAGCTATGGGGCGGGAATTCGAAGGTCGCAAGACCGGCTTAGAACGTCTGAAGCCTGAAGATGGCGGCGTGAAAAAAGCTAATTTCTCAGAAGATGAGTAGCGTAGTCTTTGATGTGACTGGATTTAAAACTCGATACCCCGAGTTTGCTGCGGTAGATTCGGGGTTATTGAGCGCGTGCTTTACAGAAGCCACCTTGTATTTATCAAATGGCGACAGTAGCCGTGTGCAAAATATTACCAAGCGCGCTTTGATGCTGAACATGCTTACCGCGCATATTGCGTTTATCGGAGGGGCGCTGGGTGGCGACGGGCAGCCTAGGCCGGTCGGTAGGCTGGCTTCGGGAAGCGAGGGCACGGTTTCAGCATCGTTTGAGGGGCCTACGCCTGGTACGTCGACATGGTTTATGCAATCACAATATGGCGCGGCGTTCTGGCAAGCTTCGGCAATGTATCGCGGTTTCCAATATCGTTCGCAACCTACATTATTTTAGATTATGGCTACTCTTAGCGGTTCCGATGCAGTTATGAAAGCGCTGGAAGATATCGCTAAGAAGATGGGTGCGGGGGCGGTGTCTGTCGGTTTTATGGATGGTGCAACTTATCCGGATGGGGAATTAGTTGCAGGAGTGGCATTTCAGAACGAATTCGGGGTGCTGACTAAAAATCAACCTCCTAGGCCATTTTTCCGCAGGATGATAGTTAAAGAATCACCGTCCTGGGTTGGTAAAATGGGAAGATTGGCCAAAGCCACCAATTATGATGGTGATAAAGTTTTAGGGCTTATGGGTGAAGATATTAAAGGGGCGTTGCAGCAAAGCATTAACGATTTCACAACACCCGCACTTGCTGCCAGTACCATAGAAGCTAAAGGATTCTCGAAACCCTTAATTGATACCTCCCACATGCTTAATTCGATCACTTACGAGGTGTCAGAATGAACTTGCGATCAATCGCAAATCACGCTGCTCAATCCATTAACCCGAACATTCCAGTAACGGTGTCGCGGTCAATTGGGTATACGATAGGTGCCGGTCGTAAGCAAGTACCCTCATATGCCGCGCCCGTACCTGGCTTTGGTCAACTGCAAGCGTTAGACGGTGTGGAATTAAAACAGCTTGAGGGTTTGAACATTCAGGGTGAGATTAAAGCCATCAATCTTTACGGTAAGGTGTCGGGGGCATTGCGGCCTGATGGGATCGGTGGGGATTTGATTGAAATAGATGGCAAAACTTGGCTAGTGGTTAAAGTTTTGGAAGGGTGGGCGACTTGGAGTAGGGCCGCTATTGTGTTGCAGGGATCGTAATGTATACGACAAGCATAACACTTGATGATGCAATCGACGCGCTGGGGGATTTTATTGCCCTTTTCGTGGATGGTGCCGAAATTGTTCGAGCGCAAGTTAATCGCGTACCCATGCCTCTTGATAATTGTGTGGTGCTGACTGAGTTATTCGGAGTCAGCTTATCGCGCCCTAATCAAGATTTTAGTGTAGATCGGATTGCTATTAAAGATCGTACGAGATTTGATATTCAAGTTGATTTTTATGGCCCAAGTAGCGGGGACTTTTGTAAAGCGGTGCAAGCTGCGTTTATGACTTCCTACGCATATAATAAATTCCCCGATACTGTCAAACCGTTGTACACTTCTGACGGTATACAATCCCCTCTGATAAGTGGCGAACAACAATGGGAAAGTCGATGGACTCTAACCGTGTCATTACAAGTTAACCCCGTGGTTGAAGTGCCACAAGATTCTGCGATTGAATTGGAAGCAGGTTTGAATGTTTTATTTTAACGTGAGGTAGAAAATGACCATACCAGTCAGTAGTATCGTGCAGGTTAACCCAGGGGTGATAAGTGCCGGGGGCAATCCATTAGCATTGAATGGGGTAATCTTATCTAAAAATTTATATATTCCGGTGGGAAGTGTTCAAAGTTTCACAACGGCGGCGGCGGTCAGTGCTTTTTTTGGGCCGAGTTCGACAGAATATGCTCTCTCGCAAATTTATTTCGCCGGATATGACAATTCCACAACCAAGCCTGGAAATTTAATGTTCGCCCCTTTTGTGGATGTGGCGCGTGCGGCATGGCTGCAATCTGGATCATGGGCGGGATTAGCGCTTGCTGACTTGCAAGCGGTCGGTACAGGTACACTCATAATCACAGTGGACGGCGTTGTTAAGACATCGAGCGCGATAGTGTTAGGTTCGATTGCAAGTTTTGCCGCAGCAGCGACTGCGATTGCCGCCGGATTCTCAGGCTCACCGATAACATGCGTTTGGGATTCGGTAAAGAGCATGTTTATAATTACCAGCGCAACCACCGGCGCAACATCGACTCTTACGGTGGCTACCGGAACCATTAGTACGGCCATGAAACTGACAAGTGCAACAGGTGCGGTATTATCACAAGGTAGCGCAATTACCACTCCCGGTACGGCAATGGATGCGGTTAAAACGGCTACTCAGAATTGGGCATCATTCGCTACCATTTGGGAGCCTGTCACTGCCGATAAGCAATTGTTCGCAGTATGGGCAAGCGCTCAAAATTCCCGCTTCGTTTATGTTGCATGGGATACTGACGCGCAAGCTATTGTGGGTAGTTCGACTACTTGCTTTGGTGCTTTGTCAAAGAGCCTTGCATATGACGGAGTATTGCCTGTTTATAATACCAAAGAGCTGGCGGTATTCGTTCTTGGTTTGATTGCTAGTATTGATTTCTCGCGCCGGAATGGGCGAATTACCGCGGCGTTTAAATCTCAAGCTGCATTGAGCCCGACAGCATCGGATCAGACTACCGCAGATACATTGCTTGCGAATGGTTACAGTTTTTACGGCTCTTATGCCACGGCGGTTCAAGGATTTATCTTTTTCTACAACGGCCAGATGTCCGGCAAATGGAAATGGTTGGATACTTTCATCGATCAGGTTTACCTGAATTCGCAAATTAAAACAGCCCTTGTTGTGCTATTGACCAATAACAATGCGATACCGTACAACGATCAAGGATTCTCAGCTATTCGGGCGGCAATGATCGATCCGATATCGGCAGCTTTAAACTTCGGTACAATTCGCACAGGTGTCGTGCTGTCAGCAGCGCAAATTGCACAAGTTAACGCGGCGGCGGGTCGGGATGTAGCTGGTATTATTCAGCAACAAGGGTATTACCTGCAAGTACTCGATCCCGGGGCTGTGGTTCGGGGGCTTCGCGGTACCCCTGTAATTAATCTTTGGTACACCGATGGCGGCGCCGTGCAGCAAATTACCGTTGCTTCGATAGATATAATGTAAAGGATAGATCATGGCTGATACAACGATTACAAGTGCGAATAGCGTGTTTACGCTGGTGGCTGCTGGATTATTTCCAGCACCTATACAAATTCAGAACTTTGCCACAGATAAAGCATTTGCATTAGCCGCGTATGATGTGGCTGAGGTTCAAATGGGAGTTGATGGGCGTATGAGTGCTGGATATATACCCACAATCAAAAAGCAAACAGTGACGTTAATGGCTGATAGCCCAAGTCGTTCTGTATTTGCCACTATTCTTGAGTTTTCAAATACGACTAAGAATGTGTATTGGTTATCAGCTTCGATAGAACTACCCGGGACTGGGGAGGCGTACTCGCTTACTCGTGGTATATTGACTACGGTAATGCCTATACCTGACGTACTCAAAGTACTAGGTCCTGTAGATTTCATAATTAGCTGGGAAAATATAAACCGGTCGTTATTGTAAGATCAATGTCGCTGCATGGCTTATAACCTTTTGCGCTAGTCTCCCGCAATAGCAGCGACACCCAATTCTAGGAGACCGGGAGACTATCTAAAATGGCAAGAAATACATTCGATTTTGCGATTGTTGACGAAGGGCGGGATTTCGGTAAAAAGTTCAGATTGACTGAAATGCCAGCATTTCAGGGTGAAAAGTGGGCGATGCGTGCGCTTTTGGCGTTAATGAGTGAGCGAGTAGACATTCCTGAGAATTTCGCAGAGCGCGGGATGGCTGGGATGGCAGAACTTGGTTTGAAAATGTTTTCGAGTTTGAAATGGGAAACTGCCGAACCGCTTATCGATGAAATGATGCAATGCGTACAATATTTACCCGATCCTGGGAATCCATTAATTGCACGTAAACTATTTCCCGAAGATATTGAAGAAATTACGACCTATCTGACTTTACGCAAGGAAGTTTTGACGTTGCATGTGGGTTTTTCTCAGGCCGTCGCCCGCTTAGTTTCCGACAAAAAACAGGCGACGGCCAAAAAAGAGAAAGCGTAAAATATCAAAATGTACCTCAAATTATAGGGGTATTGGTAGCAAATAAAGTGGCAACCTTGCACGAACTTGACACCGTGTATGGCGTTAGGGACGCATATGACCTTTTAGAGATAGTGATAATAAATGCCTACAACTCATAAAGTAAGGTGGTTAAAATTCCAACTATTATAGATTCGCTTATCGTGAAACTTGGTTTAGATACCAAGGACTACAACACCAGCAAGGATAAGGTTAAGGTTGGGTTGAAGGATTTAGGGTCTGAAGCTAATAACACGCAAAAGCAATTCTCCAATGTAGCGTTTGAAGTAAGCAAATTTCTTGCGGTTATTGGCGGTACTGTAGCAATTCAACAATTCGTAGAACATACAATTCAAGCGAATAGCGCATTGCATCGCTTATCTGTGAATTTGGGGCTTGTTACTGACGATGTGTCCGCATGGTCTAATGCCACGAGCTTGGCTGGAGGAAGTGCTGAAGGTTTGCAGGGTACGCTCGATATGTTGAGCCGGTCGCAAACTGAATTGCAGTTAACCGGACAGTCATCGCTTATTCCATATTTTTCAGCGCTCGGGTTAGGTATGGCTGATGCAACAGGTAAAGCCCGCCCGATAACCGATCTTCTTTTAGATTTATCCGAACGATTCTCAGCATTAGACCGCCCCACCGCTAACAATTTAGGTCGAATGATGGGCATCGACCAAGGCACTATGCAGTTGCTGCTATTGGGTCGTAAAGAGGTCGAGCTGACGATCAAGAAACAGAAAGAGTTTGCAGCCACCACAAAACAACAAGGCGAGGAAGCGCAACGCCTCAACCGGCAATTGATAGAGATTAAGCAAGGCGCGCATGCGTTCGGGCAAGAACTGTTATCGAATGCAACGCCTGCACTCGAAATGCTTTTGGAGAAAATGCGTAATCTTGGACAATGGGTGCTTGAGAATAAAGAATTTGTAAAAACATTCCTGACAGTTTTAGCAGCGGGTTTAGGTGCGGTAGCGTTGGCGGCGGCTCCAATTAATTTGGTAATTATCGCAGTTACAGGATTGGCTGGGGCGATTGCCCTACTTACTCAAGACTTCAATACTTGGAAACGCGGCGGGGATTCTTTTATCGATTGGAAAAAATGGGAACCTGGATTTACCGCAGCCGCTAAGGGTATTAATTATATTAAAGGGTTACTTACTGATTTAGTTTATCGCGCAATAGCTGCCGGTGATGGTTTGGCTGCGTTATTTAATGGCGATTGGAAGCGTGCTAAATTTGCATGGGAAGAATTTAAAAAAGGTGCGCCCCCGGAGGCATCAGCTCCTGTGAATATTGGCATGACCGGCACAGAATCGACTGTGATGGATTTCTTCCAAAAACAAGGGTGGACGCGCGAGCAGGCGGCGGGGATCACTGCAAATTTGAAGCATGAGAGTAATTTCAATCATCAAGCTGTTGGGGATAGTGGTAAAGCGTTTGGTGTTGCCCAGTGGCATCCAGATAGGCAACGGGAATTTCAAAAAGTTTTCAATAAACCGATACAACAATCATCACTCGACGAGCAACTACAATTTGTTCAGTATGAATTGACCATCGGAAACGAAAAGGCGGCGGGTGATAGGTTAAAACAAGCATTTAACGCATTCGATGCGGGAGCGGTAGTTTCGGAATATTACGAACGACCCGCTGACCGGCAGGGCGAATCGAATAAACGCGGATCGTTTGCTGACAGCCTGATGCACGGTATTCCAAATGCTTCGCAACCTGTGACAATGGATCGCGGGAAGTCAGTATCTCAAAATACCACAACTATCGAAAACAATATCGGAGAAATTAAGGTATATACTCAAGCTACAGATGCGGAGGGTATCGCTAAGGATATTGGCGGGGCTATGGATTTTTTGAAAACTTCACAAGCTAATTATGGGTCATTTTAGATCATGCCGTTGATACCGTTTCCCAATATTCCGGCAGTTGGGGGTGTACCATTAATTCCTAGGTCGTTATCGGTATCCCCTGTAGTACGATTGGCGCTCGGTGTACTGCAAGGTATTTTGTGGCGAAGTTTTCAAATAGATTTGAGATGGGGTATTTTTGATAAGAACGGGAAAGCTTTGGTAAATCCGGCATCCTTTTTATCGGCCATCGGAATTGGTCAGGAATTATCAACCAAATCAGTCGAATATAGCAAAGATACTCGAATAAGCGATTTCCCGATAGAGCGCGGGGGATTTGCAGCGTACAATAAAGTAGAATTGCCAGCGGAAGCGCGAGTCACCTTATGCTTGAGCGGTTCTGAAAGTGATCGGCAAGCATTGTTGAATGTAATTGATGCTGCGGTCAAATCGACTGATTTTTATAGCGTAGTTACCCCCGAAGTGAGTTATAAAAATTACAGTATTGAGTATTATAATTATCAGCGTAAAAATGATCGGGGCGCGAATCTACTTATGATCGAATTAGGGTTGCGCGAAGTGCGCGAAGTTTCGGCCAAAACTACAACCAAAACCGCGCAATCGGTAAGTGCGTCTACCCCGGAAGATAACGGTAAAGTACAACCCCAACAACCAGACAAATCAACGTTAAAAAGATTAAGCGAATTGTTATGACATATCAAATAGTGCCCCTCGCCCCAATCCCCGCGCAAACCTGCAAAGTTGTACTAGGTGGGCAGAATTGCGATATTACTGTATATCAAAAGCCGGAAGGTCTGTTTGTGGATATTAACGCAGACGGTACTGACATTGCATTGGGTATTATCGCAAGAGATACCGTAAATCTGATTGCTCGGGGGTATATGGGGTTTATCGGTTCTCTATTTTTTATTGATACTCAAGGCACATCTGATCCCGAATATAGCAGTTTGGGATTGCGCTATCAATTGCTATACAATGGATAAAAAACGACTAAAGCTTGTAATCACAGTAAGCGATAAAGCGATTACGCTTGAAGGTTTTCGTGCGATTGTTGATATTGAAAAGGCTGGCGGGGTACAGATGAGTACGTTACGGGCTCGAGTGTTCGGGGTATCTCAGGCCGATATGAATTCCGTCACTACGTTGCAATGGCGCCCAGGTTGGAAAATACCCAATACTGTCGAAGTGTACGCGATGGATGATAATCTGGTATTTGCCGGAAATATAGTAAACGCGTGGGGGGATTATCAGAATATGCCGCAAGCGTTTTTGCACATCCAAGCTCAGTCTGCATTCTATAATCAACTGATTCCGATCCCGCCCAGGAGCTTTAATGGTGGCGTCAAAGCCGCCGATGCAATAGAGCAAATTTGCGGGGATTTGGGTTATACGTTCGAAAATAACGGGGTCGACACGGTGCTGACTGATATGTATTTACCTAACACGGGGATGGAACAAATAAAAGACATCGCACGGGCGGCAAACTGCGATGTGTATCTGGACGATAATGTTCTGGCAATAACCCCAATAAATTCTCCGCGTGCCGGGGATATCCCGGTTATTTCAAGGGATACGGGGCTAGTCGGTTATCCTACATTTGATAGTGTGGGGGTAAATTTCTCAGTATTATTTAATCCGGCCATTGTGTTTGGGGGTACTGTGAAATTAGAGACCGACAACATTCACGCTGCGGGTGAATGGATTGTAACTTCAATTACTCATAGATTAGAGAGCGAGCGACCTGGTGGATCGTGGTTTTCGTACATTAGGGGGAATGCCAATGGTCTCGCCGTCACCTCAAGATAATGGAGTCCCTGTAGGACAATTAAAAGCATTCTCCACCTATGGGGAATTTAATAATTTAGCGTTCATCATCAATCAGGCGATCGGTAAATTACAAACTGCGACCCTGGTACGAATTGAGAAATGTACAAATAATGGCGGGGTTTCTCCGGTCGGTTTTGTGGACGTAACTCCGCTTGTGAATCAAATCGATACCCAGGGTAATCCTACTCCGCACGTTACGATTTACAATATACCGTATTTGAGAATACAGGGCGGCAACAACGCGGTGATAATTGACCCTCAAAAAGGTGACATCGGGGTTTGTGTATTCGCATCACGAGATATAAGCAAGATTAAATCAACTAAAAAACAGGCGAATCCTGGGAGTTTCAGGCAATATAATTTTTCAGACGGTATGTATTTGGGGGGAATGCTCAATGCCGCACCCACTCAGTATATACAATTCAATGGGGATGGGGTTACAATTACAGCAAGCGCGGTTACAATTAACGCAAATGTTACGGTTAACGGGTTTATTCATGCTACCGGCGATGTGACAGGTCAAGGTACTAGCTTACATACTCACAAACATGGTGGTGTAACAGTGGGGAGTGATCAGACAAGTGTCCCGGTTTAATACGCTAATACTCGATCAAACTGTTTGGGATTTGATCATCGACAGCAATGGTAATATCGGCATGGCTAGCCCACCCTATGCGCTATCCCAAGATGTCGCGAGCGCTATCAAATTATTCATCGGTGAGTTATGGTACGATACAAGCAAAGGTATTCCATATTTCGATGAGGTTTTAGGCCACATGCCCCCATTATCGTTATTAACCGGATATATTGAGAGTGCGGCATTAACTGTACCGGGTGTGGTCACAGCCAAGTGTATTGTGACCGGTTTAGCGGGCCGATCGGTGACCGGGGAAGTTCGATTTATAGATGAATCTGGAAATGTAAATGCCATTAACTTCTAGCGTACCCTCAATAACATTCACTCCTGCCGGGGTCGTACTCCCTACTGAACCGGATATTTTATCGGGGGTGCAAACCGATATTGATGCGGCATTTGGCGGGGGTCTCAACCCGGCATTAGAAACCCCACAAGGGCAGATTGCGTCAAGTGAAACTGCAATAATTGGCGATAAAAACAATCAAATCGCGCTAATTGTTAACCAGGTTGATCCTCAATATTCAGACGGCCGGTTTCAAGACGGAATCGGCCGTATTTATTATCTCAATAGAAAGCCTGCAACATCTACCAGTGTCACGGCTACATTGGGAGGGGTTGCAGGTGCGGTTATTCCCGCCGGTACATTGGCGCAAGATACCGGCGGTAACACGTATGCACTAACTGCTAATGCGACAATCGGCATAGGGGGTACTGTAAATGCGGAATTCCAAAATATTAAAACAGGCCCTATCCCATGCCCACCGTCGTCGCTCGTTACAGTTTACCAAGCTGTCTCGGGATGGGATACAATTACAAATGCCGCTGCGGGTACACTTGGGCAAAATGTCGAATCTCGCACAGATTTTGAATTCAGACGAAAAAATTCAGTAGCGTTAAACGGGAAAAGCACGCCGGGGGCGATTTATGCGGCGGTTTTTGACGTGGCTAATGTACTGGACGTCTATGTTATAGATAATCCTACGAACGCGATTGTAAACGTTGGGCCTACAAGTTACCCGGTGGCGCCCCATTCTGTGTATATTGCGGCGATTGGGGGAATTGATGCGGATGTCGCGGCGGCTATTTGGACTAAAAAAGATGTAGGCTGTGATTATAATGGCAATACATCAATCACAGTTACCGACCCAAGCGGATATAGTTACCCCCAACCCTCGTATGTTGTGAAATTTGAGCGTCCTAGTGCCCAGGCCATAAAATTCGCCATATCTATTGTGAATGATCCGTTGTTGCCTAGCGACATTATCGCATTGGTAAAAGCTGCAATTGTTGCGAGATTTAACGGCACTGACGGTACATTACGAGAACGGATCGGATCGGATATTTTCTCAAGTCGATATTATGGGGCGGTGAGTTTGGCGTATACTGGGATCGCAATTATCAGCATTTTAGTTGGTACAAGTAGCCCAACTCTCACACAGGTTCCGATCGGAATCGATCAAAAGCCTACCCTGAGCGATACGGATATTTCGGTGACTTTAGTATGATAGATGTCGAAAAAACCATCATAAGTCAATACGGGAATAGTCCTACGATTACCCAATTGATCTTATTCATGAACGACTATATAGACCCTCGGGCGGACATCGACAATTTTTTCGACTATGTTTGGAATGTCGATACTGCACAAGGTTTTGGTCTTGATATTTGGGGGCGAATTGTCAATGTTGAACGGTTACTTAATGTACCGGCTGACACACCAAACCCCGGCGCTTTTACATTTACTCCCGGTAATTATTTGCTAAACGATACCCAATATCGGCGGGTAATTCTAGCAAAGGCTTTAGCAAATATTACAAACGGTACAGCGGCAAGCCTCAATCAATTATTATCGAATTTGTTTACTGGGCGCGGTCGTTGCTATGTGAATGATATGGGCAGTATGACTATGCGCCTGACATTTGAATTCTATCTTGAGCCTTACGAATATGTAATGATGTTAAATAGTGGTGTTACTCCGCGTAATGCAGGTGTATTATTGGATTTATTGCAAATTTCACCATCCAATACATTCGGATTTAGCCAGAATTTGATATTGCAGCCATTTAACCAAGGTACGTTTTACACACATTAGGCCATGCCAATTACACGACCCACTAATATTGTAAAGCCATTTGCGGATTCCGGCGCAAAGAATACCATTTCGGTAGCATCTGCATCCCCGCAAGCTTCATATACCGACGGATTCCCGCCCGTAACATTACTACCGATTCCATCGGGTGGAGTGCCGCCAGATGGCAAAGATTTTAACGGTATTTTTTATAGTATAACAACCCATACACTATGGGTTAATGCGGGCGGGCAATATCTTTTCGATTCCGCGTTAAGTACGGCAATCGGCGGATATCCGAAAGGGATGGTGCTGCAAAGTAACGATAACCTTTCGAGTTACATTAGCACTGTGAACAATAACACTACTAATTTTAATACGACACCTTCTGCAAATTGGGTGCCGTATGCCGGGGCGAACGCTGTAATAACGCCTAAAAAACTTTATTTTATGTGTCAATTTTAGGATTAGATTATGACTCAAGGATACTTAGCATCGTTGGATATTTCCACTCCCGCGAGTGACACACTGCTATTCACAGCATCGGATTTGCAGACTTTTAATGTGATATTCAGCAATCGAAATGCAGGGGCGGCTAGAGTTAGACTCTACATTGGTACAGGAGGGTCACCGGTCGCTGCTGATAATATTTGGTACGATTTAGAAATACCGGGAAATAAACCTGCCGAACAGACTGGGATAATATGCAGTTCTGGCGAAAAAGTTTGGGTTAGAAGCGATTTGGCTAATGTAAGCGTTCGCGCGCATGGAGTATAAATTATGGCATTTTCATCACCACCAGTAGCGAATATCTTGCAAATAACCGGCGTATTGCCCACAAAAGCCGTGGGTGCCGGTTACATGGGGGATTATGGCTCTGGATTGTGGCAAATATTCAACGCAAGTGGTACTTTTACAGTACCTTCTACCGTATCGAAAATTAGAGTTAGAGTTCTCGGGGCGGGATGCGGGGGCAAAAGTTCAGGTCGTGGGGGATGTGGTGGAGGTTACGCCTATGGGGAATTTAACGTTACCCCGGGCGCGGCATATACCGTAACAATTGGTGCGGGTAGTGTAGGCGGCGCGTCACCGGCTACGGGTGGTACCACATCGTTCGGTGCGTTAATATCTGCGACTGGTGGGAGTAGTACCGCAGGCGGCACAGGTACGGGCGGGGACTTCCAATCGACCGGCGGCGTGTCTGGAAATACGAACGGTTCGGGTGGTGGTGGAGCGGCTACCCAACTCGGTAATGGTGGAGCTAGTGCGGCGTCTGTGGGATCGGGTGGCGGGGGTATATCTTCGAACTATTCGGCTGCGGGCGGGGGCGCTAGTGCTTTCGGCATCGCTACAGGTAGCGCTGGGGCACCTGACATTGTCGGTAAAATAGACGCAACCTCGGCGGCTTCGGGGGATCGCAATCCGATCAACGCTGTTATTCGCTTCCCGATGGACGGGTTTGTCGGTGCGGGGGGTACTGCTGCCGGTGGCATTGGTGGTAGTGGTGGCGGTGGTGCTGGAAATGGGGCGAGTGCTGGCGGTAATGGCGGGGTCTGCGGGGGTGGTGGTGGTGGGAATGGCCAGATCGGGGGCGATGGGGGTATCGGTGCCGGTGGTGGTGGTTCCAGCTCAACAACCGGCGGCACGGGCGGTAATGGTTTCGTTATTGTGGAGTGGTAAAATATTATGCCGAATTTTGCAAGAATTATAGATAACGTGGCGGTTGACGTGTCCACCGATCCCGAGAATTCATTTCATCCCGATATTGCTGCCCAATTTGTGAGTGTCCCGGATAATGTAACTATCGGTTGGGTTTTAGTCGATGATGTGTGGGTACAACCGGAAATTCCATTATATGAGGTGCAACCATGAGTAGTACTTATGTATCAACAAATCCTAATAATGCGGCAATGAAGCAAGACGCGCTTGTGGTTATAGGCGCAGCCCTTAAGGTAATAGCTGATACCACAAGTAGTGCAACTTATAACTATATTTGCAAAAATTTGAGAGATGACGCTCTCGAAACTGATACCGATTGGCAGATTTCAAGATGGCCGAAAGCGTCTCCATTTACAAAACAATGGGCGGTGGTATCTGCCACAAACAAACCTACAAGCGCTTATGTATTTAAAGCGTCCGACAGAACTAACTTAAATTTCGGGTAAATATCATGAGTATCGGTAGCTGGTTTGAAGGCTTTCTCGAAGAAGGGCCGATCGCAAAGTTAGTGCAGTATATCGATGATACCCTAGTTATGAATGGTGTTAATATTAACATAGCATACTCGGTACCAACCTGGGCAGAAGTACAAGCAATCCCCAAAACGCTAGCTAATCACGGACTAACTATAATCTGCGATGAGGTTGGTATTGG